ATGAATTTTAAAATGTTCATCTGGTTCTACCCACTCCAAATGTTCTGGAGAATTATTTCTCTTATCAAACATACTGTGGTGTATAACTGCGAATTTTGATTTAGTTTTTCTCTGTTCAACTAATGATGGTGTGAATTTAGCAACAAGTCTATGCAAAAATTCAAACTTACCATTATGCTTTATCATTTCATACCCATCAAGTTTCTTATTACTAATTTTAGTATCAAGTGCTTTTATTTTACCACCTTCTACCAAATCTGATGTTTTTGTTAATGTACCATTGGGTAATACCCATAAGTGTTTTCCAGTAGCTTCTATTATAGTATCATCATCTAATGTAATCTTATACATCATTTTCTTACCATTATTTGCAACTTTTTCACATTTTGCTGGTATAAAATTTCCGGTATTTGTATCCAAACTATATACCCAAAAATCTGTTTCATTTCTATCATATAATTCCTTAATCGATACTCTTTCACCATTAAGAAGTGGTATTATTGTATCCGGTCCTACGCATTCATCCGAATAGATGTCAAGGGCAGATGATATAATTGGGTCGGCGTCCATAAGTTCATAATCTCTGAATAGTTGATTACGAGCTACCTCGTACGCGTTTCGTTGATTCTCTTTACCCGCCCAGCCCATTTGTTTAGGATTACCGTGTATAAGTCTATTATATCTATCAACAAAGTTATTTACTAATGATGTTGATTGACCGAAATCTACATCTTTAACTTTTAATTGTCCACTATCAGTTTTTCTAACAATTATGTTTGATTGAAATAGTTTCCCTAATCTTGTTAATATATTTTCATTTTGTGCCATTATTTACCTCTTATTTAATTAACCATGATAGGTCTTCTTTTTCACCGCGTACTTCCATTTCATATGGATTTTCTTTCGGGCCTCCAGCTTTACCAAATTGAAAACCGGAACTAAAATCTGTGTTTCCGTTCATATTCAACATAGAATCCATCATAGCTCGTTGGTGCTTGTCTTTATCAGTTTTCAATCGTAGTGCAGTATCTCTAACCCACAATGTTATTGAATATGACATAACCAAATCATCGTTGTAACCTTGCATCGCTTCTGGTTTTGAATTATGATATATAAATGTAAATAATTCTTCAATCAGTCGCGGTGATTTTATTTTTACCATCTTTTCACGAGTGTATTCTTCCATCTTCGCTATAATCAATGGTCTTGTTTTTACTGTCGTTGAAAATCCTGGTACCATGTTTTTGTCTTGATTTCTGTACTTATTTGATACCATTTGATGTTCTACATCAACAACTTGTAAATCTTTTGACATATAGAATAAGTTCTTATATCCTCTGTCTATAATAGTTTGTATTGTCGCCCAACCGATGTTATTGTTCTCAACTACGAGTAGGGCATCGTTATATTTTGTCGATAATTCAATTAAGAAATTTCCATAATCTGTTGTTCCTAATTGTCCTTTATATTCGGCAACTTGTTTCATATCTTCTACTTCAAATACTTGTGTCGCTGAGAAATCACTACCATCTCCACGAGCTACATCAGCTACTACCATATATTCTTTTGAATAATCCGGATAATCCCATATCCATAAATTTTTGTCTAAACCTGCTCGTTCCATCGGGTCAACAACCATTTCTTCTTTATACCATTGTAGAATTTGGGGGTCAACAACTGATTCACCAGAGGTGAGAAAGCTAGCATCACATTCTTGTGCAGCTTTTGATGGTCCGAGAACTCTATCTTGGTCATCTCTCCAAGTTTGATTACGTTCTGGATGAACTGACCAGTGAAGTTTAAGTGTATGAAAGTCGTTATTTCCGTCAATTGCGTCAACCCATTGTCTGTGAAACCAATTACCTACACCATTTGGAGTTGAAAGTGTAATACAATCACCACCAGTTGCTAGTGTTTGTTGTGCAGCGGTCCATATTGAATCTGCATATTCTATAAACGCCGCCTCGTCAAGAATTAAAAGTGATAGTGCTTCTGAACGACCAGCTTCTTGTGTTGCGGCTACTGCTTTTATTTGTGAACCATTAGAAAATACTAATGAAAGTTTGTTATCCTCTGTTACTTTTGTTTTTAACCATTGTGGTAAACCTGCATACATAACACGAACTTTTGTTACGAGGTTTTTTGCAGTATCTTTATCTTTTGCTATACATAAAATATTTTTGTCTGAATTAAATAACATTAACCATAGAGAATAACCGGCAGTTAATGTTGATATACCTAATTGTCTTGATTTGAGTATGATATTATAACGATGTTCTTTAAACTCACTCAACATATTCTCTTGGAAATCATATAAATCAAATTTAATTTTTCCTCGTTTTGGATGTTGAATTGTACAATACTTTTTCATAAAGTGAACTGGGTCGTTTACACACTTAGAGTATTCTCTTTTTATTGCAGTTTTAAGATTTTGAGAATTATTTGCCATATTATTTTATTTGTCCTACTGCCCATATTGGAACTAATATTGATAAGATACCATAAGAATACCAAAGATATTTATTATCGTACCATTTGGGTTTTATGTTTTTTATCATATCATTCTTCAATTCAATTTGTTCCTTATAGTTTTCAATTATACTACTATCAATCTCTGTTTGGTTTATATACATATATATCTGTTCATTCAAGTTTTCAATAATTTTTTGATTAGTTGAATCAGCATTTTCTAACTCTTGTATTGATTGATACAATGTTTGAACTTCTTCCTCTGTAAACTCGTATGTTTTTTGAGGAAGAAGTATTGAAATGACTAATAATATTGATAGTATTTTATTGAACATTAAGGTTTTTTCTTCATCAACATCTGACTTGACCCTTCTATTGTACCACCCTTTGTACTATATGGATCACCATTTATCATAATTACATTTCCCGCGTACGGTTGTCCGTTGGATAGATAATATCTTGATACAGTAGGTCTAACTTGTTGCCTAATTCCAGTCTGTCTTGGAGTAGCTCTTCTTGTTCCAGTTTGTCGCCCTCTATTTCTATTAACTACATTAGCACTTCGTTGTGTTCTATTACTTGAAGTGTTGCCTGGTGGTAAATTAGAATCAAATCCCGGTAAACTTGGGTCATTATGTGGATTTAGTCTTGAGCCATGTCTTGGCATTTTATTTCTCCTACTTCTTCTTATCTTTTAAATATTTTTTAAGAAAATCAGCTGCTTCGTCTGATGATTTTCTCTCTACACCAAATTGTTCTCGTTGTTTTTTAATTTCTTCAAGAGCCTTTTTCTTACTTTTAAGTGTTTTCTTTATACCATTTTTTTCTTTTTCTTTTGCCTTTAAATCCTTTTTAACCTCCTTCAGTTTCTTATCAATTCCTTTTACTCGTTCAGATGTACGACCGGAATCTTTTCCACTAAAGAAGGCAAGAAGTATTCCTCCAGCAAATGTGAAGAAAGCTAAAACATATTTCCATAACTTTTTCATTCTACTTTTTACCGAAAGGTAGTTTGTCGAATACTGGTTTTAATATCGCGTCAAAAAGAATATCATCATATGGTCAAGGCGTTAATTTTACAATCTTTTCTAACGCATAAAATCCAATTAAAATATATTCCCAGTTTGCTAAAATCCATTCACTCATTGTACTTCTCCTGTTAAGAGTTTTTCTTTATTGACATTTCTACATTAGCGTTGGCCATTGCATTGGCTACACTCATATCAAAAATCTTTTCTTGTTTCATTTTTTCTCGTTCATCAATCCATTGTATTAAATCATTTTCAATAGATACCATATTTTTTAATTCTTTTAATCTTCTGTATGCAAACCATCTAATCCATTTGTCGAATTTTAAATCCATTTCATAATTTAATTGACAATGATAACATCTACCATCTGCTTTATGAGTATCTTTATCCCAATTCTTTAATATACCTTTTTCACAATCTTTACAGGTAGCTTTGAAAATACCAACTGATGCTAACTTATTGATTTTAGACCTATATCCTTCTTTTTGTTCCCATTGAACACCGTCTGAATCAGTCCATATATCACCAACTTCTCGTTTTTTCTGAACCCCGTCATATCCAGATTGAATTTTACTACCGTAAGTTCCATCTACCATTGATTGTACTTTTTCTAAATTTTTACTATATTGCTTTGCCATCTTTACCTCTAATTATTCATATATAAATATAATAAACTTTATTAAAACACTAAAAGTTCATTAAACCAGCTATTTGATTTGCCGGTGCAAATGCTCCTGTGAACTTGTAAGTGTTTCCTTTATACTTAAACACTATTCCCTCACTCGGAACAATCGCTTTAAATCCACCGATTGCGTTTAATCTATCCATCTGAACATTTAATGTGTTGAGTTTCTTTAAGTCACCACCCTTTTTAACATCTGATACTGCCTTATCAATTCTATTCTTTATTCCTTGTACTGCTTTGTCTGGATTGGCCGCTATAAATCCACTCATATTTTTCATTATTTCAGCACCGACTTCAAAGAATAATATTTCAAATGGACGCATGTTAGTTTTAACTTGTTTTGCGTGGTCTTTCTTATCAAATGATAATACCCAATCTAAAAACTTTTCATCTTCAATATCATTCTTAATCATTGGTACTTTATATGACTTATCGAAGAATGCCCATCTTTTTGTTAAACCTTTTAATACTTTTTCGGAAACTTTTTTGTTTTGTTTTCGTATAAAGCTTTCCCACCACGACTGATGGTATAAAGCTAATGTGTCACTATCCTTTAATCCAAATTCACTCTGTAACTTACTTACTCTTGATGAATACTTACCTTTCATCTTACCAAAGTCTTGATGTTTTGGAACTTTTAAGAAATGTGGTGAACCGAGTGCGTATTTTTTCTGTATGTGTTGATTTATTTGTTTCAACATTCCTGCTAATATACTACCACTACCTTTTACCTCACCGATTACATTTCCTTTTTCATCGTATCGCAATGCTCCGTGAAATACGATTTGTGTTACATCGTAATCGATTACATTTGCGGATGCTGGCCACATTACTTCCAGATTCATCCAATGTTGTCCTTCGTTGAATATCTTATCTTTCTGTTTTTGTGATAATTTCTTGACACCTTTTTGTATATCAGTTACTGCAAATCCAAATGCGTCTGATATATCACCTCTACCTTCAAATTTTGATTTTATCCCTTTGACATCGAGTGCAGTTTTACCGAAGTTTTTGATGTGTCCTTTGTTTCGGGCTATTAAAAGTTTTCCGTCTTTCCAAGATACCATAAGATTTTGACCATCCATCTTTTCTGTTACATTATCTTCACGATTTAATTGGCCACCGAATCCAAGTTCAATTATTTTCTTTAAGTCACCGAATGTTAAATCTTTATCATCAAATGGATGATTCATGTGCCCCGCTGCACCCCCTTCTATCAACAAAGTTCCTTTAATATCTTTCAGTAATTCTTTAAGAGAAATTGAATTTTTTGTAAATTTACTTTCATTTAATGAATGATGTATCACTTCTAAATTTTTATGATGTGCAATCACTTCAATCGGAACATTATTATTAAAACCATAACTTATAGAAACTTTGTGATCTAAATGCCAATCTCTACTTCGTTTCTTGGCATTTGGAATATCATAAAAATGTTTTTGATAATTTTCATTTGTTAATTTTCTAACATTTTCACGATATAATTCAAATTCATCTTTATCTTCTGGTCTTGTCCATTTACCAGATTCATACATTTTTTCCTTAAATACATCTGTATCGAATCCGTGTTTAGATGTTATTTCTCGTTTACTTAATCTTAATTCTTCATTATTCTTATAAGTTTCTTTTAGTGATTTAGATACCCTTTCTCTATTTTCTACACTTTTATTTCTTAGCACTAAATCTGGTCTTTTATTACCTTTATTACCTTTACCAGCAACATATCCACCTTTAGAACATTGCTTTCTTCTATCTTCACATATAAGTTCAGCATTTGGATATTTTTCTTTATATTCTTCTCGTGTTATATTATGTTTTTTCAGATGACTATTATTTATTTCTTTTAATTCTTTACCACATTCTTTACACTCAACATAAGCACCACCTTCTGTTAATAAATCTTTCCACCATTCTTCTGTAAACGCTGATTCTTCTACTTTAACATCTTTACTAACTTTTTCTACTTCTTTTTCATCACTCTTTTGTTGTTTAAGTATAGCTGTTGTATCTTTTGAAATTTGTTTTTTCGTTTCTTTTTCTTGTTTATCCATGAAGTTCATTAACTTAAAACCAACTGATTGAGCCACTTTTTTCATATTTTTAACCCATTTGTTGTAACCTTGTACTCCAGTTAAATTATCTTGGTTGTTTGGTGTTTTACCAGTTCCTATGCCAGCTGGTAAATAGGATACAGATT